CGCCTACACTGGTGGTTTCGGCCAAGACACCTGGGGTAATCGCTAGCACTTCAAAGACCATCGCGGTAGGGGTAAATACTCTATCGGTTTCATGTAAGACACCGGGAGTAGTGGCAGGGACTAGCAAGACCGTAATAGTCTCCCCGGTTGACCTTGATGTAACGACCAAGGTTCCCGCCGTAGTCGCGGGGACTGGCTTGACGGTAGCCGTCTCCGAGAAGTCGCTGACGGTAAGCGCAAAGACCCCTGGTGTGTCAGGGAAGGCCACGGTCGCGGTTTCACCTTTGGCATTGTCTGTAACGGCCCAGACACCCGAAGTCTTTGAACCTGACGCTTTGACAGTTGCTGTTCCGCTGGCAGAACTTGAGGTTGCCTGTAAGGGTCCGGTAGTCGCGGGGTTGGCGGTTGTAGCAACTTCGGTCAAGGCGCTCTCCGTAACCCCACAAACCCCGGCGCTGGACGTTGATGTACAGGTAACGATACCTGTAACACCCACGGCCCTATCGGTTACACCGCAAGTCCCGATAGTGCAGATAGGGGCGTTTGCGCAGGTCGATGTCTTACCCGTTGGCCTGGCGGTTGATTGCAAGACGCCAAGTGTCAAGACGGGTTTGTCGATATCGGTAAGTCCTCGAAGTCTTAATGTCACGGCCAAGACTCCGATCGTGACAGCCGGACACTCACTCACGGTTGCGGTGTCGTGCAAGGCTTTGAGTGTAACGCCTCAAGTTCCGGTAGTCCATGTCGGCACCGGGGCGATAATTGCAGTCCCGTCCCTTGCGTTGGACATGACCCTGCCCATCGTTCATGTGGCCGCGGGCGCGACGATAAGCGCGGCACTACGCGGGCTGGTCGTCACGCCGGGCGTAGTGCAGTTCCGTATCATCGGCAAACCCACAGCCGGGGTCGACGACAAAGAAGCAATCAAGAGTGCTTTGTATGAAGGCCCGGGCGAGCTTTTATATGACAGGGAAGGCAGGACTTTAAGAGACGAGGAAAGCAAATCGCTTTACGACGACCCTGGGCGATCTCTCTACGAGGAACCCGGGAAACTGACATGAACAGAGGAGGAAAAACGTGGAACCAATACTGAAATACTCAAGCACCTTCAAGGACCTGGGCGACGGGAAGCTGGAACTCACCGCCTCTGATGAGTCGGTTGACCGGGATGGAGACATCATCCGCGCCAAAGGGTGGGATCTAAAGAACTACAGGAAGAACCCTATTGTCTTATTTGCTCACCAGTACGACTCTCTCCCGGTTGCCAAGGCGGAGAAAACGTGGGTCGAGGGCGATAAACTCAAGAGTTTATTCGAGTTTGCCCCCACTCAGGACGCGCAGGACATCTACAGTCTCTATAAAGGTGGGTTCCTGAACGCTTTCAGTGTAGGTTTCATCCCTACCAAGTGGAACGATATACCGAATGAGGACCCCGAAAGCTTCTCCCGCGGGCGCGAATTCACCAAGCAGGAACTGCTCGAGATCTCCTGTGTCCCCGTACCCTCGAATCCTCTTGCTCTGCAGAACGCCATGAGTAAGGGGCTCAACGTTCCTCAAGAGATGCTCAAGATGTCGGAGACGTTCTTTGAGGCGCAGAAGGACCTTGAAGAAGTACACACGCCGACAGAAGAAGAACTTGAAGAGATATTTTCAAAAGAGCCTCCTGCTGTTACGTCCGCCGAGGACACCGACTTCGAGGAAGCGGAAGGCGGCGAATCCGAGAAGGATGAGCCGATAGCCGATGAGAAGATCGGGCGGGTTCTCAACCAAGCGAATTTCGACAAGCTCTCGCAGGCTCTAGACCTCCTCACGACTGTCATTGATTCAGCGACACCGCAGGACGCTGTGGAACCGCCTAAATCAGAGACACTTGAGGAACCCAAAGCCCTCGAACCCGAGGCCCCTGAAACCAAAGCCTTTGACGCGGAGTTTTTAGACCCGCTCAAGACCGCTATCCCGAAACTTGTTTCGGAGATGGTGGGCGCGGAGGTCAGACGGTTGACGGGCAAAGTAGACGATTAGGAAAAGAAGGAGGTGCAACATAATGGACCCCAATGAAATCATCACGGCAGTCCTCGAAGGACTGACCCCTGAGATAGGCAACGCCATCAAAGTGGAGATCGAAGCCCTCGGCCTGGACAAGGCCATAGGTGAGCACAACGTCAACGCAGGCGCGGATGCCAACAAAGCGGTCTCCATGGACTACAAAGAGCGCACCGTCGCTCTCGTGAAGGCCATGGCTACCCACGACACGGCAACGGTGAAGACTCTCTCCGAAGGCATAAGTGCCGCAGGTGGAGAGTTGGTGCCGCCCGAGTTCCAGAAGGAACTGATCGACATGATCGTGTCGAGTGGTTTCCTGCGCGCCATGTGCCACAAGGTCCCGGTCAATACCGATAGCGGTTCGTACCCGGCTGTCTCCGGTGGAGTAACGACCTACTGGAAAGCCGAGAACGTTCCCTATACGTTGTCCGACCCCGGCTTCACGCACATCGACTACGTGATTCACAAGCTGACCGGCATGAGCTCGATCACGGATGAGCTGAACCTCGACAACGTGGTGAGCATCTACACCTGGCTGGTCTCCACGTTCGGGAAGGCCATGGGCCGCGCAGAGGACTCAGCGATCCTCGCAGGGACCGGTATAGGCGCGTTGATGCCACTCGGCGTCTTCGTGACCCCCGGTATCGGTGCCCTGGCACAGGCCGGAGCTCACCTGAACTTCAACGATCTGCTCGCGTGCAAGTACCGCTTGCCCGAGGAAATCCGCGAGAGAGGGACCCCGCTCTGGTTGTTCAACGCGACCGGTGCCGAGATACTGGAAGGGATGGTCGACCTGGTAGGCCGGCCGATCTTCCGTAGCGAGATCACCGGGGATCGCCCGGCGACTCTCCTGTCGTATCCGTGGCGTGAGAGTTCGTTCGTGCCAGCGGGTACGATCGGCCTGGTGGACTTGAGCTACTACTACTTGTTCGACCGCGAGCAGGTTAGTTTCAAGGCCAGCGACCAGACCCTCGATGCGTTCACCAACGATCTCACTTACCTGAAATGCCGCGAAAGGCTTGACGGTAAGCTGATGATCCCGAGCACATGCGCGACGATCACTTCGGTGGTCAAGTAGCGATGAAGAAAGCGAAGCGTGCGGGGAGGATAAAACTTCCCCGCACTACTCGCCTAACCGACAAAGGCTTTGACGGACCGCCTACTGACAAGATGGTGAGAAGATGGCGTACACGACCGGTAGTGAAGTAGCACTCGAGATCGCCACACCGCTTACCGCGGGTGACATCGACACCAACATAATCCCCGAGGCCGAAGCTGCCATAAACGCTTATGTGGGCAGAGACTTCTACGTCCACACCGCCACTGAGAATTTCGGTGGTGACGGTGGTTATGAGATCGTACTCTCGAAGTACCCGCTCATCGCCATCGTCTCGTTCACTATCGGCACGGTGCCGGTGAATTCAGCCGATTACCTGGTCAGAGGCAACGTCATCACGCTGATATCGGGCAGGTTTCACAGAGGCAGATTGAACGTGGAAGTGACCTACACATACGGTTATGCCATTGTTCCCTTGTCTGTCTCGAGAGCGTGTAGGCTTTTGTCAATCAACTACATCATCGAGTCTCAGAGGGAGAACTACGAGAAGGCGGTTGACGACGACCTGGCTGAAGTGTCCTACGACGGGTACTCCAAGCCGCCGACTTTGGTTATCCAGAAGGACTCGACCGGTGACGAGGCTGTTGACCGGTTGCTCGAACCTTACCGGTTACGGCTCGTGGGTGCGATCTAATGGACTTCGACTTCAAGGTCATCGGTGCGGAAGAGTTTATAAAATCCCTCGAGCATCTCGATGAGCAAACGGGTAATGAAGTCTTTCGCGAGTTTGCGAAGACGGCCGCCAAGGTCGAGGCCGACGCGAAACGCAACGCACCTGTGGCCCGCAAGAAAGGACACCAGGGCGGTACTTTGAGACGGTCGATAACCTCAAAGACCACTCGTATCGGCAATGATAAGTTCGAGGCACGCGTAGGAACCAATGTCTTCTACGCGCCTTACCAGGAATCCGGCACGAAACGTGGGATCCCCGCGCTCCATTACTTGGAAAACGCCTTCAATTCAAACCTTGAGGGCTTTAAGGAAGGACTCCTAAGAATCGTCAGGTCAATGAAACTCTAGCAACCGACTACTTCAAACCACAAGGGCCGTCCGAGAGGGCGGCTTTTTCTATTCCACGAAGGGAGGTAAGCAAATGGCGGCACGTAAATTCACGACCAAGGGTATCAAGCACGCGGCCTTGCTCGTTCCCGCGAGCGGTGGTGGAGCTCCAACAGAGATGGACATCTTCGGCGTCCAGTTCCTGCAGTTCTCATTTGAGACCACGGAACAGGAAGTCTGGGGTGACGATGAACTCCTGACGGTGTGGATCTCCGCACTCAAGGGCAAGCTCCAGATGAAGACTACCCACCTCGACCCCGCAATACTCGCGGCCATAACAGGCAACGCGGTATCGACCACGGGTTCAGGCACACCCGCCCAGGTGGACAAGATCTACCTCGGCACCGAGTACCTCTACTCGGCGGTCCCGGCGATGCTCCGGTTCACCATAACCGCACGTGACGAAAACGAAGCGTCAAGGCAGAACGACATCTACTTCTTCTCGGCACAGATGTCATCCGACCCAAAACCGGACGGCATGGACTCGAAGGGCATATCCACATTCACGTGGGACTTCGCCCTCAAGCCCTCGGACACCGACGAAACCGGTAGTGCGATTGTTCCGGTCAACGCGATAGCGCGGCTGGAAGTCGGCCCGGTCGTTCCGTAGGAGACTCAATGGATTCACCCGCACAGCTGCATATTGACCTTAATAACCTCATGGGCGCAAAGCGGATTATCCGTTCTATTCAGCGCGATTGTCGCGCAACGTTACGCCTACTCGCAGTCCTTGAAGAAATGGACAAGGAGAGTGATGAAGATGATGATAAGGGACAAAGACGTTCTGATTAAACCTATTCTAGCTGCCGACTTCCCCGACCTTCGTGACCTCTATAACGAATACATCACCGGGGCGATACACCTGTCTAAGCCCGATCTGATCAAGGCCGGGCAAAAGCTACTCAAGTTCGCGCTAACACCCACCGACCCGGCCCTGGCGAAAGACCCCAAACTCTTCGCCGAACTGAACGCCGCCGAGGTCTACCAGATCGTCTCAGACGCGTGTGGTGATCTAAAAAACTCCCTACAGGTGGCGACGAACCTGATCGAGCAGAACGTATCGAGGTTTATCAACGCACAGATCACGAAGGTCGGCGTCGAGAATTTAGACGTTCCTGGACTCAGTACCTCACCAGCATCGCCACCGCACTTGGTACCTCCCTTGGAGACATCAAAAACTTAGACATGGGGGAGATTTACGCCGTTTACGATTGGTTACTCGAGCGCAAAGAAGACCAAGAACAAGACGGCTCGCATGAAGACCTGCTCGA